ATGATACTATTGAAGAAGACTTCAGTATTATAGAACGATTTAGGAATATAGTTAATGAAGATAAGACAGAGGAGTAGTTTAACTAAAAAGAAAAAGACTAAACGAGAATGGCTTGAGGACATAATAGTTGTTCTTGTAGTTGTAACTGTCGTAGGTGGTATGTTATTATATGCTCACTACGATATCACAAGGATAGTAAACGGATGATATTAGAAACAGCACTATTGTGTATGGCTGCAAACATCTACCATGAGTCTAAGTTTCAGTCTATGCTTGGGCAGCTTGCCGTTGGTCAAGTGGTGATGAACAGAGTTGAGGATAGTCGTTTTCCTGATACAGTGTGTGAGGTTGTCAAACAAGCTGTAACACACAAAGGCACAGATAAACCTATACTTCACAAGTGCCAATTTAGTTGGTACTGTAACGGCTTAGATGATACACCTGATTTGAAGAGTGATGAGTGGTACAATGCAAAACGCTATGCAAGAATGGTGTTGTATGGTACGATAACATTAGATTTTACAGAGGGAGCTACACACTATCATGCTACCTATGTAAGACCATCGTGGGCAAAAACAAAAACAAAGACTACAAGAATAGATAGACATATATTCTACAGGTGGGAGAAAAAATGATAATAGGCTCTTTACAAATATGGATTTGTGTAGTACTATGGGTTATACTTTTTATAATAATGTTTATAAGTAATTACAATGAACTTACAAGACAAGCAAAAAGAAATAAAGAACTTGAGTGATATGGTAGGCTACTACCTACGTAGTCCTCAGTTCTTGGCACTACGACATCAGACTCAAAAAGGATACGAGTATAGATTGTCGAAAGTGCTAGGCACACCAATGACTCCTGCGTCTAAGTTGGGAGATGTTAAGCTGCAAAAACTCAGTGTGGCTCACTGCAAAGCAGCTTATCAGATGTGGTTGAAGAGAGGTGTGCGTACTGCTAACGTGATGGCGACAACGACTTCAATAGTTCTTAATATGGCTGAGGAACTGGAGTTGGTTGTGCGTAACCCAATGAGGAGCGTTAGTAAGATGAAGGAGCGTGGACGTAAGATCATGTGGACAAGTGACCAAGTAAAGGTATTTTTAGATACGGCTTACTCTCAATATAAGTGGAGAAGCATTGGTTTGATTGTTCACATGGCTTACTCTTTTGCTCAGAGGGTAGGGGATATGAGATCTCTAAGATGGAGCAATATCAACTTTGACGAAAAAAGACTTGACCTCGAACAGTCAAAGAAGAGGGCAGAGGTACATCTACCTATTGAAGACAACCTGTTGCGTATGTTGGGTTTGCAGCGTGACGAGTTTGGTTTTCAAGAGTATGTTGCACCTCACCCCTACCCTAGAGGTGGACAGTACAGAATATATAGTGACGTAGAGGTTAGTCCTATCGTCAACAAGGTTAAACAAGAAGCTAACTTACCAAAGGAGCTGACAGCTATGGACATGAGAAGAACAGCTATAACTGAGATGGTGGAGGCAGGAGTTGATACCACTCAGATCATGGCAGTGTCAGGACATAATAGTCCTAACTCAATAGCACCCTATATCAAACACACATATAACTCAGCGAGTAATGCTTTGAGCAGAAGGGAGAAATATAAAAATGCCTAACCTACCATCAAGAGATTTCTTACAGAACCTTGACGTAAAAGAAGGTGAAACATTAACGATGGATTGTCCAAAGTGTAATGGTGTTAAAAAGTTTTCTATCAGTAATCTAGATGGGATGCTGCTTTACAACTGCTATCGTGCTTCCTGTGATGTAAAAGGATCTTTCCTAACAAATATGCTTGTGGATACTATCAAGCAGAAACTAACTGGTGAGATAGAGGGGAAGCCACACGAGAAGTTTGAGATGCCAGAGTACATAACAGATGGAGACAACTCATACATACAACGCTTTAGATCACGATGGGATCTCATGGCAGATGTGTTCTACGATGTCAAAGACAAACGAGCAGTCTTCCCTATATACAAGAACGGTAGACTTGTTGATGCTATTGGTAGAGCTTTGTATGATGCGTATCCAAAGTGGTACAAGTATGGTAAGGCAGGTAAGTATTATTCTTACTGTATAAAACCATGTAAAAAGATAGCTGTTGTGGTTGAGGATTGTATATCTGCTACAGTGGTGGGTCAGCACATAATAGGAGTCACTGGTGTTGCACTTCTAGGAACGAATCTTTTGAGAGAGCACAAAGAATATCTTGACACATTTGATAAGATTATTGTCGCTCTTGATCCTGATGCTCTTAACAAAACAATAGAGTACACCAAAGAGTTAAAGAGCTATTGTAATCCGTCTGAGGTGGTGGCGATGCACATAGAGGACGACATGAAGTATAGAAGAGAGGCAGACATGCTAAAATTAAGGGAGTTAGTAAATGGTTGATGATAAGATAAATCCAGTAACAGGCAAGAAGTTTTATTACAAAGATAGTCCTGATGCTGTACAAAAAAGAAATGACGCACAGATGTATGTTGATGGTAAATACGTACCCAAAACACATCCTTTATATAAACCTGGAAGATATAAAACATTTAGTGACGCAGCTTTCTCGTCCTTAAAGAATTATTTTTCCTCGACAAAAGGAGAAGTATATGTTATAACGAATCCATCATGGAAGAACTGGTACAAGATTGGTAAAGCTGTGGATGCAAAAGATAGATGTAAAAGCTATCAAACCAGTAGTCCACACAGAGATTATAAATTAGTAACGAGTATGTCATTTAAACACAGAGGATTGGCAGAACGATGTGCTCACTCTCTGGCAGAATCTATGAGTAAGAAGAGAAAGAACGAGTGGTTTTACATAGAGAACTTGAAGAAGAGTGACTTTGATAAATTTTTAGGGATTGTAAGATACATGGCAGAAGAGAGGAAGAATGATAGAATTAGCACTAATTAGGAGTCTTATGCAGAAAGACTTTTATGACGATCACAAAGGCAGCAAGTGTCCTGATAAACTGTTTAGTAAGGATGTTAGGAGAATAAAGCAAACACTTGATGTGACGATGGCTAAATATGAAAGAGATGTATCTCTGACTGAACTACAGGCTTTGTTCTTTTCTAACAATGGGACAATGACCTCAGCCAACAGAGCTTCCTACGAGGTGTTGTTTAGCAGACTAGCCAAAGAAGAAGCAATGAACAATGAGATAGCAAAGGAAGTACTATCTAAGTTGTTTCAGCAGATGGTCGGAGAAGAGGTCGCTAATCTTGGATTTGACTATGTCAATGGTACTAAATCAAACTTAGAACCTTTGCGTAAAATACTTGACAACTATCAAGATGACTTTACACCTAGCTTTCGCTTTGAGGGAGATGATATAAGTTTCAATACGTTAGTGGAACATCTTAATGTAAAATATCAGTGGAAGTTTAACATTCCGTCCTTGCGTAGGAGAGTTGAAGGAGTTAGTGGAGGACACTTTGTTATTATTGGTGCTAGACCTAACACAGGTAAAACATCCTTTCACGCTAGTTTGTTAGCAGCAGAGGGTGGCTTCATAGATCAAGGAGCAAAGTGTGTGGTGTTGTGTAACGAGGAAGCTTACAAAAGAGTGGGTCTGAGATACCTGTACTGTAAATCAAAGATGACAAGTGAGGAAGTATTAGAGAATCAGGAGTTAGCTATCAAGAGATATGCACCTATAAAACAACTGCTGTCTATAAAAGATGCTACAGATAAACGCATGGATTATGTAGAACAGCTTGCAAAAAGTGTTAAACCTGATATAATAGTGCTTGACATGGGAGATAAATTTGCAGTTTCAGGATCTGACAGATCTGATATCTACTTGAAGGAAGCAGCTATACACGCTAGAAACATAGCCAAGAAGTATAACTGTGCTATATTATGGATGTCACAGTTGTCGGCTGAAGCAGAGGGGAAGATAAATGTTAATCAATCTATGCTTGAGGGCAGCAAAACTGGTAAAGCAGCAGAGGCTGATCTAATGTTATTAATTAGTAAGAATCCTGAGATAGAAGGACAGGACAGTAACGATCCACAAAGACATATTAGGTTGGCTAAAAACAAATTGACTGGTTGGCATGGCACAGTTCATGTCGAACTAGACGTAGAAAGAGGGATATATTCAGCATGATACTCGTGTTAGATGTGGAAAACACAACAACAAATAGAGATGGCAAGCTACATCTTGATCCTTTTGAGCCTGACAATTCTTTGACAATGGTTGGAGTGTTAAAGGCAGAGGATTGGGACGGTGTAGTGTACACTTATGTGTTTAATCATCAAGAAAAAACAATTACAGATGACACAGCAGAGAAAAGATTGCAAGAAATGCTTGACAAGACTACTCTACTGGTCGGACACAACCTACAATACGATCTACAGTGGCTTTGGGCGACAGGATTTAAGTATGATGGCGACATTTACGACACAATGTTGGGTGATTATATACTGCAGCGTGGTCAAAAGGGGTCTGTTAGCCTTGAAAACTCTGCTATACGACATAAATTACCCTTACAGAAGTCAGACACACTAAAAAGTTACTTTAGTAGAGGCTTTCAGACAGACGAAATACCTCTTGACGAGCTGACAAAGTACCTAGAGCAGGATTTATACGTGACGAGAAGCCTGTATTGGGTGTTGGAGGACTTGTATGAAGAACCTGAGTCAAAATCTCTGGTAAAAGTACGTGATATCACCAACAAAGTTGCTAAAACACTGGCAAAAATGTACATGAATGGCTTTGCTGTGGACAAAAAAGTGTTGACTGAAGTAAAAAAAGACTTTGAAGACGAGCTTTTGGACATAGA